ATCTAACATTAAAATAATAGCGTCGCCAGAACTTAAAGAGTCTGTGAAGGTTGTATTAGCTGCTAAAGTCTTAGTTTGAACCGCACCATTAGTAGCATCAAGGGCAGTGCCCGTCAGGGCGTATACCGTGTCTCGAACAGTCTTATTGGTTAGGGTCTGCGTGTTTGTAGAGGTAGTGGTGTTAACGTCGTAGCCCTGCACCGTTACGCCTATGTCGGCATCTACAACAATAGTTGCGTCATAACCCTGAACAGTAACGCCTATGTCCGTATCTACTAGTACGTCTGACCCGCCTACGGTAACACCTGCGAACTCTGGGGTATCGGTAGTAGAAACGCCTTGGTCTACATTTGCCGCATTTTGTAAGTCAGAGGCTACTGCGGTAAGAAACACTATGCCTTGGCCCGTAAGGCTTAAGAGGGAGCCTGTAGAGCTTTCAATAAGAGTGCGGCTCAACGTAGTCCCAGAAGCAGTGTAAGTCCCTGTTCCTATCTCAAAATCAGAGCCTTCTTCCAGCACATATCGAACGACATTAGTATCCGCTACACCCGCATCAGCAAAGGATTGAAACCCAGTCTCCGCCGTACCCAAGGTCAGCGTGCCCGTCCCCGTAGTGGGGGTAGACATTTTTGCTCTGTTTACTAGCGTTACCATGGCGGGACCTCATTTTAAGCAATACGGATAATCGCGTTGCTCGCATCAGCAGCAGGGAACACAATAGTGAAGTCGCCCGCAGTAGAGGTCTTGTCCGCACCGAAGTCCAGAACCGCAACAGCAGGGTTAGTGCCGCCGTCAGCCAAATAGATCAGCGCGCCACGAGCAGTAATAGTCGCTGTAGTCCACGTAGTATCTGCAAAGTCCAAGAACGCTGTAGTGCCGGTAGACGTGGGGTTTGTAGAAATAGTCAGTGTATTTCCGCCCGCCGTGTAGCCCGTGCCTGAGACCTCGTTAGTCACGCTGTATGCCGTAGTGGTGGCGTCGAGCGTAGCTGCTGAAGTAAACAGAGCAATCTTGAATGTTTGTGCTGTGTCGCTGCTGAAGTCGAAAGTGCCATCAAGCACGCCAACTTTGAACGATGTAACCATAGCTTGTGTGATAGCCATTTCTCTTTCCTCTTAAATTAACGCGGTTCAATCCTGACCTGACCGGAGCGGTACATGTCTTCCCGCATCTTGCCATCGCCTAGGTTCTTTAATAACGCCATAGCGTCGATATACATCTTCTGGTACAGAGCCACCATATCCGGCTCACCCTTGATAAAGCGTATTGCCTCTACCAAAGCACCATTAAGCAGTGCAGAGTCAAACTCCTCGCCAAGCCATGTAGTACCGGCAGTAACGATAGACTCGGGGTAGTAGCCGTAATGCAGCTCTACTGAGTATCCTGCGTCTGGTGTTGGGCCTACGATAAACGCTGTATCGTCAAAGACGCCGTAATGCTTGGGTGCGCCAGTATCCGTCGGGCCGGGATACGCTTCTCGTATAAAGTTAACGTCTTTGTTCAGCAGGTAGGTATAGTTCCCATCGCCGTCAATAACCGCCAGAGAGAACGGATACAAGAAGTCCGTAGGGTACACCAAATACTTATTCCCAGAAGTCAGGTTGCCCGTCTGGTTACGACGCAAAGCAGGGATTTGGACAGTGTTGTATATCTTCTGCTCGGCCTGCTGCGTGAACATAGCTAGCTGGTCATCTGTAAACGACTGCTCGCAAATGTCCTCTATGTTTGTTTTAAGCTCGGTGTAATTCACCTGCTACTCCTTAACCCATTGGGCCTCGGGCCATAGTGCCTTTGGTTGCCGCACCGGTGCCGCGAATCTTAACACCGCTAGTCTTCATGTCTTTAGGCGGTTGGTTGCAGCAGTCNGNNACNGNGTANTTAANAGGCTCATTCGGATGCTCGATGATCTTCGGGGCCTTTACGTTTGATCGTGACTTCATTTTCATTTCTGTCTCCTAGCTCGTAGTTACCGTTACTGTTCCTACGGCGCCTCTTCCTTCCAAATTGTCTGGTGTAAGTCCAAAAGGATCGTTTAGTCCTACTGGGTCCCATCCCCATTGAATATCCCTACTAACTACCAATTCCGCTGAATCTGGTCTGGGGTCCCGTAGCGCCTGTGGGTCTTCTACTGGGAACTCCCCTAGCCTGTTCTGGGGCTGATCTGGGTTCCAACACTCGGGGCATGCCTTGATGTTGGTCCTGTTGCCCTTGATGACTAACTCTTTGAGTTCCCTAAGTTTATACTGAAACCCGCAAACATCACAGATGGCAATCGCTTTCTGGCCGGACGCATACTTGTAGCTCATGCTTACCTCACACTAGCAATGCGGGGCACCAGACTAAGTGTTGCCTTTTCCCTGTCCTCACCTGCCGCTAGCTCAAACTGTCGCTCGTACTCTGTCTGTAGCATGGGTATACGAGGCATTAACTCTGGGTCTTTTTGCGCTATGTAATACGCAAGTCCTGCAACGAGGCAGGGCAGGAAACGGAAGTTAACATCAGCGGTCTGTATACCGCTTCCCGCATCCTCAATACGGCGCATACGCCAGTATTTTAAAACGTAAGTGCTCGACGCATCCGGCACAGGCCACACAGTCACAGAAGGGTTAGCCTGCCCACGGTCTACGTAAAGTTGTATAGGGCGCCCTTCAGAGAGCTTGTTGGGGATGCTAGCGTAGGTAGAGACACTGATTCGAGTAATGTTCAGATCAGACTGAGTAGTGACGTTGCCGTCACCGGTGCGAACCACGTGCTCAAGTAAATCAATAGTGTCGGCGGGCAGGTCGTAAGTGGCTGTTCCATCTACTAAATTTACACTGCCTTCTTCGATGGTCCACATGTTGATGCCACGGTTTTGCCACTCAATAGTCAGCAGGTTCATGGAACGACGAGCAGTACGCAGGTCATAACCAGAACGCATCTCACGACCGGCACGTTCCCACGCTTCTTCCGCAATCTCGGTGAAGTCCATGTTGAACGCTGTAGTGCCAGAAGTTGCCATTATTTCTTCTTCCTTTTAAGCGGAGCTACACGCTTGGGTTTGCCTGCCGGTTGCCCTAAGCGCTTCTTCTGCGCTACGCGGGACTTTTTCTCTGCCGCTGTCATCTCGCCAGAGGTCTTGGGCGTTTTACTGGAGACACGCTTTGTCGGCCTACAGTACGGGGTTCCCCGCTTCTCACCCTCTTTGCGGCCACAGGCTTTGCCTGTACGGACATCTTTCCAGTCCTCTTTAAACCACCGCTTTAGGGCTTTACCCTTCTCTGTCTTACGAACGGCCACTAGACTTATTGCCCCAGTTCTTAGCACCGACTTTACGGCACTTGGCTATCGCACCAGAAGCGTAGGCGGAAGGAAAGACTTTATAGCGTGACTTCACCTTGCGGTAACACGCGTCCTTCACAGACCCACCTTCTTTAAAGGTAATGGGCTTCATTTTGCCCATACCCCGGCACTTCATCATACCATGCGGCCCTTAGTGTGGCCTTTCATGCAAGCGCCATCACCGCGTGTTACGCCGCCAGCTTTGTAGCCTTTTACCTTGCCGCCCATGGCCATTTTGCCTTTGCCGTCAGCCGCGTAGAATGGGACTTTCTTTCCGCCCTTCTCGACCATCGGTAGGGAGCCACCAGCTTTGTAGCCTTTACCAGCAGACATTGCCATGCCGCCCTTTGCCATTCTCTTAGTTCCGCAACCAGCCATACCGCCACTCCTAAACTTACGGCCTTCATCGGCCTTCACATAGTCTTTACCCACGCTCTGTGGGATTCCTACCTTCTTGGCAAAGTCGGGGTTATTCGCCACCGCTGCCATCAGGTTGTGCTGTTTCTTGCTCTTGCTCGGCACGTAACATTACCCCGCCTTTAATGCTAACTAGAGTAGGCTTTGGTTCGCCCACTTCCTCCTCGTGGAGTCCTTCTAGCAAGTACGCAAACTCTATAACTTCGTCTGGTGCCCAACGACCCTTGGAGTACTTCAGTATGGAAAGCGCTACGTCTACCATCGAGTACCCTAAGTCGTTCATATCATTACCATTTTACCTTGTCGGCCCAGTAAGCTGCGCTCATCTTGCCCTTGGCAATGTTCTTACCGTGTCGGGACTTAAACGACTTGCGCTTGGCCTTCATCTTAGCAGACTCGCCCTTCTTGGGTTTACCGGCAGTTGACGCGCCCTGTTCGCCAAAACGAATAACTTTCTCCTTCCCACCTTCGCAAGCCTTAACTACATGAGACTTCTTAGGGTGAGAGGGAGTCCGCTTAGGCTTGTTGCAAGCCATTTTCGATTTGTCTACTCGACTAGCCATTAGCTGTAGAACACCGTCATCGCAGTGATATTCGTGAGCGCAGTAATAACCACGTCGTTCTCACAACGAATACCATAGTCTGGGATGTTAATAGAGTGCGAATCTTCTGTGGCAAAGTCGATGTCTAGTACAGTAGCCCCACCAGAGCCATCAGTAATAGTTAATCGACCCGCACCAACAGCACTAGTAAGCACTTGGACTTGGCGTACACGAGCGGGGCCTACGCCCAAGCTACCGGTACCACCAGCAGCAACCCGTTTGGTTCTAATATCTGAACTAGACATAGGTCTCTCCTCTAGTTAGTAAGGATTAACCTGCTGATATAGTAATAGTACCGGCATTGTTCCACAGAGCACCGACAACTTCGGGGTCTGTTTCGGGAAGAATGATATAGCCTGTTACGTTACCAGTCACATCGCCAGTTACGTCGCCAGTAGTATCGCCTTGGAAGCCGTTAGTCGAGATGACTGGGCCTGTAAAAGTGGTGTTAGCCATTTGAGAATCCTCACATGCGAGTTAATTTGGGGTGCATCTGTCTGCATGTCGTCAGCCGGGACTGTCAGATACACCGGATGACCCCGGTATGGTCTTACTATATACCATTTCGGTGGTAAGTCCACAATACTTAAGAAAAAAGACCCGGCAGTTGTGGCTACCGGGCCAAGTCTCTAGGGGAGATAAAGCAGTTTCACAGTATCACTTAAGCCTGTGTTCGTAAA